TGGCCTGCGTCAATGGCTTCCAGGATCGCCTTGTCAAAAGCTTGGTAGCCAGCGCTCAGGCTGCCATTGGGGAGCGACTGCATCAAGGCGGCGCTCGGGCGCTCCAGGCGGCACTCCTTCACCGGCGGCGCGGGCACAGGTGTTGTTGAGCAAGCGCTGAGTTGCAGCGCGGCGGCGATCGCGCTCAGCAGCATCATGGAGCGCAGCGCCTTGGCTGCGCAATTGGGCCTGTAGCTTGGCATAAAGAGCCTCCGTTTGTGACTGGTCAGAGATGGCGGCCTCGGTGGCGCGCAGGCGCTCGCGGGTTTGCAGGGCTTGCGCCTGAGCGGCGGCGGCGGCATGCGCGCTGCGCAAGGCATCAAGCTTAGCGCCTTGATAGCTCCAAGCGCCAAAGCCAGCCAGGGCAGCGCCTGCGGCGAACACGATGGCGGCGCGGCCGAGTGGGCTGGTGAGCAGGCTCAGGGCGGGGGCGAGGAAGGGGATCATGCGGCCTCCGAAAACAAATCGAAATTCGCCGCCAACTCAGGCACGCAATGCGGGCTGCACCAAATCGTCTCGCTGGCGCTGTTTTGCACGGCCTCCTCTGTCAGGGCATAGCCCTTGCGGGCAGTCCACTTGCGCGTATGCCAGCCGCGCTCTAGCAGCGCATCATGCTCACCCGCATGGCCGCAAAGCACAATGCGCAGCTTTGAATCATTGCCATTTGCGGCGCACCACGCCTGCACATCTTTAGCAATGCCCAAGCCCATGCCGCCCGCGCTGTAATCCATCGCGCCCTTTTCGTAAGGCGGATCGAGAAACACCGCAGTCAAGCCGTGGCGCGTGGTTACAGAATCTTTGACCACGCGCGACCAATCACCACAAGTCACGCGCACATCGCGCATGCGCTCTTGCAACAGCTCAAACCAGTCGCGGATAAATTGCCCGCGCTCGCCCCGCCCGGCATTGCCAAGATGCGGCAATTGCCGATTGATGCCCCGCCCGGCGTCGCCCAGATGCGGCAATTGCCGATTGATGCCCTGCCCGGCGTTGCCCAGATGCGGCAATTTCCGATTGATGCCCTGCCCGGCGTTGCCGCGTTTGGCATAGATGCCATCATCGCCCAGCACCCACGGGCCGTCGCCGCTGCACCAGCCTGAGCCGATCCAGTTGCACAAACCCCAGCACCACCAGCCGGCAATCTTGGCATCAAACCAATCAGGGTCAGCGTGCAGGCGCTGCGTGAGCGTTTCGCGCTCGCGCACCAGCCAGCCATGCCGGGCAAACAGATCATTTTCGTTGCACGGCCAGTCGGCATGCGCGGCCACGGCCTGAGCGTCTTTCGTCACAGCTCGCCAAAAGTTGGAAACGAAACCATCAAAGTCATTGATGGTTTCCACGCGCTTGCCTGCGGGCGCTCCCAATAGCATAGCGGCGCTGCCAGCGAATGGCTCGACGTAGTTGTCCACCTGGCCAAACGCCGCCCACACCTGTTCACACGCGCCAGATTTGCCGCCAAACCATGGAAATGGCGCGGCCAATGTGCCTGCGTTGGTTTGCATTAGACCTCCAGTCTCATTTGCTCTTGCTTTACCGGCGGCGGCTCAAATAGCTGCCCCTGCGCCGCCGCCTGCTCGATGCGCCTGCAAGCGATCTCAAAGTATTTTGGCTCGCGCTCGATGCCAATAAATGAGCGGCCAAGCTGAATGGCAGCTACGCCGGTTGTTCCGCTGCCCATGAATGGGTCTAGGATAGTTTTTGGGTTTTGCTTTTTAAGAAACTCAGATATGCACCAATGCATCAACGGCAATGGCTTTTGTGTTGGGTGTGAGTTTGCGAACTCGTCTTTACAAGCAAAGCCCTTATCTAAACCATGAGGTCTGCGAAAAAAACGCAGCCGCGAATCAACATTTGTCCATGCAACCTCCCCGTCAGAGGTCGAATAAAAATTGTCATTCATCTTGTCCCAAATAATCCATCCTCTTGCGGCCGGCATCTTGTCGGCAAAGTAGTTGCCGCCCCAGAAAATCAAGTAACAACCCTTTGAGCAAATCAAATCAAAAAGTTCATTCGATGGAACGTCAAAATCCCAATCGATAGATTCGTGCAATTCACCAGTTTGCTTGCCGTACTTGCCGCCCTTATTGTTTTTTGCCAATCCAACACCAATCCCATAAGGCGGGTCAGTTATCACCGCGTCAACCTTTGGCAGCGTGGGCAAAATGTCCATGCAATCGCCTAGATACAGGGTGGCATCGCCAATCTTTACAACGTCTGCCATTACGCCGGCTCCTGCTCACCAATGCGCACCACCTCATCGATGGCTTGCGCGATCGCGTGGGCAACGGTGTCTTTGGCTTCTAGGTAGTTGCACAGCTCATCGAGGTTGCTGATGAAGCACACCTCTAGGATCATGCCGCCGGCTTGCACGTAGCCCAAGCGGCCGCGATGGGTGGCGGTTTGGTCAATGTAGCCTTTGTCGCCACGCAAACGCGCGCCGATCGCAGCAGCCACGGCAGCGGCGATGCGCTGGGCGCGGTATTTGTCGCGCGGCAGGGCGACGACTTCCACGCCGTTGGCCTGCGCTGCGGCCGCTGCATTCATGTGCAGCTCGATGGCCAGGGCGCTGCCATCGATGAGGCGCAGTGCATCGGCCAGTGGCGCGTTATAGCTGCCCGTGCCATCGGTGCGGGCAATGTAGCCCAGCAGCTCCAACTGCGCCGCCACCAAGCCGCGCAGCTCAAGCATGAGCTCGGCTTCGGTGTAGCCGTGTGCGCAGGCGCCAGGGTCGGTGTCGGAGTGACCGGCGGTGAGCGTGATGATCTTTTTCATGGTTTTTCCATTACTTTGGGTGGCCCGTTTCCCCACGACCGCTGCGTGAGCAGGATATTGAGGCTGAGGGCGAGGATGCCTAGGGCTGCGGCGTCGGATGGCGCTGCGCGGGTGTGGGCCATGTCTAGCAGCACGGCTGCGCCGGCTGCGGCGTAGCAGGCATAGCACAGCACCCAGCCAAAGCGGTGGCGCTTGCCTTTGCCGTTGAGCAAATCAATGCGGCAGATGCAGCCAACGATGAGGCCGAAGCAAATAGCGGCCATGAGCAGCAGCGCACACGTCTGCAGCCAGGTGGGCCAGGTGGCAAATTCTTGGGCGATCATTTGGGTGAGCCCTCCCCGAGCTTGCCCAGGCGCGTTTCGACGGCTTTGATGGCCGCGCTGACGATGCGCTGCGCCCCTGCGCCGCCGGCTAGGCTAAACAGGATGAGAATGGCGCGGCTGTGCAGATCCAGCACAGCCACCAGGCCGTGCCCAAGCGCTGCGCCCACAAGCGTGGTGAGCGCGACGTAAACGATCGCGCGCAGCCTGCCCATGCTGGCCGCTTCGCCCATGGCCAGCAGCGCGCCGACGAAGGACCAAAGCAAGGCATACCATTCAACGCCAATGAGCGCGAGCGTGACGCCGCTGATGCTGGCCGCAATGCCGGCGGCAGCGGCTGAGGTGGTGGGTTCGGTCATGCGCACGCTCACAGCAATGAAGTCATGGCGCGATCTGTGCCGCTGGCACCCACCGCAGCGAAGCAGCCGAGCTTTGGCGACCAGCAAACTGAGCGCCAACTGTTATCTGCCGCAGATGATCTTGTTACCCAGTTAATGCCGTCAGGGCTGGTCATGACGCGGTTGCCCGTGCCGCTATCACACACCGCCACAAAAAGGCTTAAATCGGGCGACCAGCACACTCCTCGCGTTTGGTTTGCTGGCGTCACTCTGCGCGTCCAAGTAATGCCATCAGGGCTCGTCATCACACTATCTGGGGAGGTTACTGCGCTACTCACAAAAAGACCTCGCTGCGGCGACCAGCACACCGAATTCCAATCAAGGGCAACGGGAATGCTTCGGCCAGTCCAGGTGATGCCGTCAGGGCTGGTCATGACGCGGTTGCTGGTGCCGCTCAGGCCGACTGACACCGCCACAAAAATACTCAGCTCAGGAGACCAGCACACCGCCCGCCAATCTGAATCCGCTGCACTGGTGCGAGATGTCCAAGTGATGCCGTCAGGGCTGGTCATGACACGGTTGCCTGTGCCAGATGTCGCAACCGCCACAAAAATACTCAGCTCAGGAGACCAGCACACACCCCACCAAGCCAGATCAGTCGGGACACTTCGGCCAGTCCAGGTGATGCCGTCAGGGCTGGTCATGACGCGGTTGCTAGTAGATCCCGTATTTGAGGAAACCGCAACGAACAAACCAAGACTTGGAGACCAACAAACGGTTTGCCAACTGTTGTTAGCGGCACTGGTGCTTCCCGGCCAAGTGATGCCGTCAGAACTGCGGGCCACTTGCGAGCTGGTGCCGTTGTCGGCAACGGTCACAAAAAGATTAAGCTCGGGCGACCAGCACACCGAAACCCAATTTCGGATATTGCTGCTGTTGACGTTTCGCGCAGTCCAAGAGTTGACCAGTGGCCTAGCAAGAGCGGCGCGTGCATCGAGCGACAAGATGTCACCACTGCCAGCAGCACCGATGGCACTGCGTGCGGCTGCAGCACTGGCTGCCACAAACACGGCTTTGCCAGTGGTAGTGCCGCCGATTGCATCTTGAGCGGCGGCTGCATTTGTGGCAACAAAGACCGCCTTACCCACCACAGTGCCGCCTAGCGCGGTTTGTGCAGCGCCTGCGGTAGTCTCATCAACCACGCCTTGCATGAATGACGAAAGGTGGTTTTTGATTTCGTTGGCGTTGTCTGCCAAGCGTTTGATTTCTGCGCGAGCAGCGCCCGGCGAATCGGCGCCGGCGTCCATATCGGCGGTGGAGACGTTAGTGGCGGGCCAAGTCATGATTAAATTCCCCTAATTGAAAAATCAACAAGCGGCGGATCGCTTAACACGCCCGCTTTTCTAAACTGCCAACGCCATCCAAGCGTGAGGTTTTTCTCAATCAACACCGGCGCATCCCATGCCGCGCCCGTGCCGTCTTGAATGATTGGCTGCATCTCTTGAATCACTGAATAGGTGTTGGCGGTTTGCACGCGAATGTCACCCACACCAATGCGATAGGAGCCAGAAAGCGTCGAGATATCAAGATCGTTGATGTACTCGGTTTTCATGTCGGCGCTAACCGTGTAACTGAATTCACGCAAAGTGGGCACGGGATCGGGGCCGGTGGCTGTAAGCGTGACGCGCACTTGAATCCATCTTGCGGTGAATGGGGCGCTTATGCTGCCCCAGCTGCCCCAGCTCACGCCATCGGAGCCCGTGCGCAGCTCGATCACGGCTGTGCCGTCTGCGTCCACCACGGCATCCACTTGGCCGGCCAATACTGTGCCCAGGTCACGCGCCACGCCGGTATAGGAGCATGGGCTGGCCGGCGACATATTCCAGCGCGTCCAGGCGTCCCAAGTGGTGAGGGCGCTCCAAGTGTTGCTGTCTGTGGCTTCTAGGATGGTGGTGCTGGGCGTGTCGTACAGCTCGACCATGCTGCCCAGCGTGCCGAGCCAGCTTTCGACGTGTTCAAAATACTCATCAAACACGCGGCCGGTGCGGCGTTTGGGCAGGTTGATGTTGACGAAACTGGGCGTGCTCAGGTTGCCTGAATAGTCGCGGGCGACGAATGCAAAACGGTAGTTGCCTTCGATTGGGCTATTGGCTTCGACCGGGCTGTTGGTGTAGAAGGTCTGATTGTCTTGCAGCCGCGTCATGGCGGCCAGGCTGGTGGCGGCCAGATCGGTGGTGTAGTAAATCTCGCAGCCTTCCCAATCGGCTGGCTTGTTGCCGGCTGGCACGTAGGCGAAATTGAATTGTCGGGTGCCGTCGGGCTGGGCCAGCACGCTGACCTGATCGAAGGATGGCGGCGGGGCGGTTTTGCCGACGACGAAGTGGCTGTATTGATTCGTCTCATCGCTGACCGCAAGCTCGCTGCGGGTGCGGGCTTTGATGAGGATGGTTTGGCCATCGGGCACGCCGAGCAAATAGGCTTGCACGTCTGCGCCTGAGACGCTGGTGCGCTGCCACACCAGGGGCACGGTGCGTGGGTCGGTCCATTCGATTTCGACGTGGCCGCCACGGGCCACGGATTCGTCTTGGATTGGGCTCCATTGCAGGCGCACTCGTGGCACGACGGTGCCGTCTGCTAGGGGCAGCAGCTCGGCATCGCCGCTGGTGGTGCTGATGATGCTGGGGGGCGTAATATCCCACGGGCGTGGGCGAGCGGTGTTGGCGGCAAAGCCCTGCGCTGGGAAGCTGGCGTCGGGCTGGGTGATGGCGGCTGCGGTTTCTTTGAACGTGAACGTGATGCCCTGGCCGGCTGAATACACGCGAGAGCGGATTTCAAAGACCTTGGCCGACCAGCCATACACGGGCAGCGCGAGCGATACCGTATCGAACAGCTCCAGCGGCCACGTATTCATTTTGAAGGTGGCGGTGAAGGTGAGCGGGTCGCGGGCGTCACGCAGCATGACGCCTGCGATGTGGTGCGCCTGCTTGGCATAGCTCACGGCTTGCATGCTGACTTCTTCGCTCAGCTCTGCGCCATCGCGGGTGATGTACGCAGCCACCTTCAGGGGCGCGAGGGCGGTTTGTTTGTAGTCTTGCGCGGCATCGTAAATGCGGGGCGCAATGATGTTGATCTTTTCATTGCGGCTGCGGTGCGTGGCCACGGTAACGGGCAAGGCTTGGCTTGCGCCGTTGCTATCTTTGATGTAGCGCACCAAATCCTGCTCGCCCAGCGCCATGACGGGCGCGGTGTAGACGCCGGCTTTGCAGTAAAACTCGCCAGCGGCATAGGCCCACGAGCCGGCCATGGCTTGAGCCAAGTCATCGAGCGCATCGCGGGCGCTGCCACCGAATGGGAACACGATGCCGGCGCGATACAGGGGCACAGCGCCATCGCCGTAGTTGTGCGAAGTGTCGCATGCATTGGCTGCAGCGGTGATGCGGGCGTCTTCAGCAGCGGTGAGGCTGGTGCGCTTGCCGAACTGGGGATGCAGCAGCACATGGCGCTGCATCAGAGCTGGGTTTTCGGCGAAAACGGTGAGGCCGCTGCGCGGGTCGTAGATTTTCGCGCCGCGCAGCAGGGCGGTGACGGTGGGCAGGCCAGAGGGGAAGGCGGTTTCGTCGTACCAGAATTCGCAATGCAGGTAGGCCACGCCTCGTGCGCGGTGGTCAGCAGTCCACAAGTCAGGAAAATCGGCCATGACGTCGGCAGCGGCTGCCTGGCTGGCTGTTCCGGTGTAGATGCGCACGCGGGCTTTGGGGGTGGAAACGTCGTATTGCCACGATACGAAGTCGCCGCCATCACTGCTGCTCACAAACACCGTGCCAGGGATGGCTTCTGGGGGCGCGACTGTGCCAGCGGCTGAGCCGCTTTCGCGGCGCGTGAGCAGATAGGGCGCGCTGGTGACATAACCATCGACATCGAGCGCGACTTGCTCATCGTTGAAATAGATCGCCTCGACCGCATCGATCTCATGCGCGGCCAGCGCGATGAGCATGACGTATTTTTCTTTGAACTGGCCGACCGAGCCTTTGAAAAACACATGGCCGCCTTTGCGCACGCGGCCGAGCACCAGCTCGCGCGGCGCAACGCTGGTTTGCACGTTGACCAGGCGGTCTACCTGCGCGGCGTTGTATTGATCGCGGGCCATGCGCTTGGCTTTGCGGCGCTGGCTGTTGGTCATGGCGAGACCGCCAACGAGCAAGGTGCCAGCAGCAACAGCGCCGGCATTCATGATGAGGAATGCGCCCGCCGTGCCGCCCACAGCGGTGCCAATACCTGCAACGGCAGCAGTTAAAAACTGAGGCATAGCTTCAAACTCTCCAAGCCAAGCAATCGACAGGCATGGCCACGGCTTGCAGGCCGGCTGCGCCAGGCGCGAGCAGGCTGGTGCCGTTGCACACGGCGAGCGTGGTGATGCGCTCATGCGTGATGAGCACGACATCACCCACAGTGGCAAAGCGGGCGGTTGTGGCAGCGCCGAGAGCTGCGCTGGCGATGCTTTCTAAGCCGCCTAGGCTGCGCACGAGGCGCAGGGCTGATTTTTCGTCGGTGTATTGGCCGCGCAGATGGGCTGCGGGGTCAATGCCGGTGATGGCTTGCACCACGTCAGCCGCCCACAAGCAGCAGTCGTGCTGGCCCCATGCGAAGGGCGCAGACAGGCGAGCGGCGACGAGATCAGCAAAGCGCAACTGCCAATCAGGCAGGCGGGCGCGTGGCACAGCCTGCACGGCTGGCGTGGTGTTGATATCAGTCATCGGAAAAAGAACTCGCGAGAAGGCCACACGTCGCGCACGTCGCTTTGGCTTTCAACGTACTGGAAGGCGACATCGCCGGGGTAAATGATTTGCTGATCGCCATCGTTGTAAACCTGCGGCACACCGCGCAGCAGATCCACGGCGCTGCTTTCACCTGTGGCCACAACGGCTGCGGCTTGGCCTTCGATGCCGTGGGTGAACGTGTCGCCATAGCCCGACCAATCACCCAGCAGGCTGACAATCTGATACGTGGCAGGGTCAAGCAGCGCGGTGGAAATGGCGATCGGCACGCCTTGGAATTCATCGGCGCCATCGAGAGCGAGCGAGATGTAATCAGCGGGCGCGCCCGTCATTTCAAACTGCATGCCTTTGACATCGCCGGGCGAATCGTCGATTGGGCTGATTTGGCCTAGGCCTTGGGCGGCTTTGTAGGTGGTGCCGCCATGGGTAAGCGCCCAAGTGCTAGCGGCCAATGCAACGGGCGTGGGCGAAAAGCCCAGGCGCACGACTTGCGCCGTGACGATTTCTGGCGCGGACAGCGCGGCCAGCTCGGGTGCGGTGAGCGTTTTCATGCGCTGATGGCCTCAACTAGCTCGATAGGAGAGATTTCAAAACCACCTGGCACGTAAACGCAAATGCCACCGCTCACGCGGCGCATTTCAATGCTGGGGCGATCCCACACCACGGCTGCGCCGCTGCTGGCTGCAGCGCGGATGCGGTTGGCCAGGGGCACGGTGATGACGCCGGCCACGCTCACGCAGCGGGTGCTGACCATATACAGCCGGCCGGCAAGGCCGAGCATGTCACCAGGCAGCAGCGTGACGCCTGTGGTGGCATTCATGGCGATTTGCGCTGCGCCTTGCGAGACGCTGGCTGAGAGCGTGGGCGAGCCGCGCAGCGTGCCACGCGGCACCGGGCGCTGCTGATGGTAGACAGGCACGGTGTTGACCATGCCGCGCAGGCTTTTGAAATAGGCTTCAATGGCCGCGCTGCGGTCTTTTTGGCCTGCTGTGACGTTGGCCAGCGTGGCGAAAGACATGGAGCACGTCCAGCGGTCTTTCAGCAGATCGACCACTTGGCCGCTGTCGCCTAAGTCACCCTCGTGCATGAGCTGCGCGACGGGGTTGTCAAGCGAAAACGTGTTGACGCGCAGCGCGCCGGGCAATGCAATCGAGCTCATGCTAACGCACCCCCAAAGCGCACGCTGCGCCCCATATCGCCACGGATTTGCTGGCGCACCACTGACATGCCGCGCACGACGTCCTCTTGGCTGGCGACTGAGCCGATGGTGTTGTTGATGATGATGGTGGATCCACCGCCGGCGCTTTGGCCTTTGGTGAGATCGACGATTCTTTCTTTAGGGTGCACGATGACCGGAAAGCCGCCTTTGCCATCAACACCGCCAGAGCGAGGGCCGTTGCCGGTGGAGCCGCCACCCTCGAAGCTAAAGAGGCTGCCAAGGAAGCTGCCAATGCCGCCGCCGATGCCACCGCCTGAGCCACCCATGATGCTTTTGAGGATGGGCTCCACGATTTGCAGGCGCAAAAATTCATTGATGATTTGATCCATCATTTGTTTGACGGCATCGCCATTGCCGCGCAGCGCTTGCGTGATGGAATTCGACAGGCCTTCGAACTCTTGCTGGGCTTTTTGGCTTTGGCTTTGAATGTCTAGCGCGTTTTTGATTTGCGTGGCATAGGCTGCATAGGCTTCGGTGCCTTGCTTGACGCCAGCGTTTTCAAGCTGCTTGAGGGCAACGGCCTTTTGGCGCTCGATGTTGCTCAGGCCGATGAGGCTGGTTTCAAACTGGATGCCCTCAAGCATTTCGCGGCTGCTGCGGATGCGGCCTTCCACGAGGGCTTGATCGCGCTCGACCTGCGCAAAGTACACATCAAACTCAGCATTGCGCCCGCGGGCCAGCTCAATCTCTTTTTGCGCTGCAGCCTGCATGCCGGGCTGCTGGCTGATGAGCTGAGACTGCAGGCGGTTGAATTCGGTGAGGCTGAGCTTGCCTTGATCGAGCGCGTCATTGAGCAGATCAAAGTTTTTGTAAAAGCTGCCATCGAAGCCGCTGCTTTTGGCATTGAGCGAGTCAATAAGCTTGCCCAGCTCCTGGGCTTCTTTTTGTGCATCGGTGAGGCCGGATCTGGCTGCACCACCGCGCCCGCCAGCGCTGGGCAGGCTGGGCGCTTCGCGGCGGGTGCTGCGGCCTAGGCGGGCTTCGCCGCCCCATAATTCAGCCTGCACAGGCCCGCGCAGAATGCTGGCCTGAAACGCATCAAGCTCAGCGCGGGCGCGCTTGGCGTCTTCCTTCATGGCATCGCTTATAGCGCTAAAGCCCTTAAAGTCTCCGCGCATTAGGGCTGCCACCTGAGCAGCCATGCCGCCGATCTCCATGCCCACCATCTTGAACACGAAGGCCACATCGGAGCCCACCACGAGGATGGTTTCCATCACGGTGCGCAGGCCGCCCAGCGCTGCGCTCAGCGCCGTGCTGCCCACTTGGCCATCGCGGTAGTACTGCAGCGACACATCAAGCAAGCGCACAGCCTGGCTCAAAGCCGGCGAGAGATCGCCAGCGGTGGCTTGAGCGAGCTGCGTTGTCTCGCTTTTGAGCTTGTTGATCTGATTGGTGAGCGCGTCAGCAGCGGCGATTTGATCTTGCGTGATGGCGTATTGCGATCGGCCGATTTCGATGTAATCGTTGAAAAACGGCAGGGCATCTGCGCCGGATTTGCCCAGGGCAGCAATGGCGAGGGCTGATTTTTTGGGGCCGTCTTCCAGCTCGCTGAAGGCACGAGCCAGCGCTTCAATGCGCTGCACGCTGCTGAGCTGCTCAAAGGCTTTGAGATCGATGCCAATGGCTTTGAGCGCTTCACGCGCGCCACGGCTTTCGTCGTCGCTTTTGGCCAGGGCGGCTGAAAGTTTGTTGACCAAACCGCCCATGCTATCGAGCGAATAGCCGGCTACATCAGCCGCCGTTTTTAGGGCGGCGACTTCGCTGGCGGCATCGCCGATTTTGTCGGCCACGTCTTGATACTGGCTGGCGCCATCGGCCAACTGCACGAGCACTGCGCCGGCTGCGGCGCTGGCCGCCACAAACGATGCAAAGCCAGCTCGGGCAGCTTCAATGCTGCCCTCGATGGCGCGCATGGTTTGCGCGGCTTTGCGCTCGGCGTCGGTGAGGCCGCTGCTGAATTCAGCGGAATCGAGCGACAGATTAACGGCAAGGCGGCCAAGGGCGCTCATGATGGGTTAGCTTCCATAAAGTGCTTCAAGCTCTGCGCGCATTTGCGCAAAATCGGGCTCAGCTTCTGCAGCAGGATCTGGCCAGGTGTATTGCGGCAAAAAGTCTGCAAGCTGGGTTTTGTTGCCGTTGACTTGGGCGATGATGTTGGCCAGGCGGGCGGTGCGGATGTCGTCACCCAAATGGCCGATAGGCTCGTGCTGCATGAACACTTGCCACTGCGCCCACTCGTCAACATGCAGGCTTTGCTCGAGCTCAAAAACGGTCTTGCCCAGCGCAAGGGCTAGTCTGAAGAACTGCCTGTGCTGGGGGGTAAGTTTTTTGCGGCGGCCTCTTGCTGCTCGGCAGGACTGCCACCGCCATTGATGGCAGCGATGATGCGGTTGCTGATGTGGATCGGCAGATCTTGGATCTCTGCAATATCGGCAGCGCTTTCGGGGTTGTAAATGCGGCGCTCTTGCGCGTCGCACAGGTGCTCAGCGATCATGTTGGCCATGGGCGTGCTGCTGGCTGATTTGCCAACGCTGCTTTGCACATCGGCCACAGTGAGAACGCGCACCTTGACATCCCCGATACCGGGGAGGGAAAGGGCGGCAAATTTGCCGGCTTGAATGACTTGGCGCAGCTTGGCGCGGATATCGCTCATGCTTAACTCCTAAAAATTTGGACAGGGAAAACGAAGGCCGGTTTCTTTTATGACCTGGGCGAAAAACCGGCAAAGCGCCCACGTCCACCGGAAGGAGTCCCGGCGGTCATGGGGGCACGCAAACCGCTTTACGCGGCTTGGAAATGCGGCGTGGATTTGATGCGGGCAGAAAAGGTGCCCGCCCAGCCGCCGTTGAATTGGCCACCGTACGAGACTTGCGTGATGCCAAGCAGGAAAGTTGTGACGCCAACCGCGACGCCTGGGTAGGTGATGCGAAATGGCACGGTTTCGCCGCTGACACGCGCAGCCTCAATGAATTGCTGTAGCGCGGTGTTTGGCACATAGTTCATCTGGCCGGACATCGTGCCAGCATCACCCAAACCGGTCTCGTATTCCTTTTCCTCGGCGCAGTGGCCGGTGACTTCATACTCATCAGACTGGCCGCCATCGACACTGATGCCGTCTTTCAACTCGCACCAATTGACAAACACAGCGGCCTCGGCACTGCCGCCGCTGGTATAGGTGCCGTACCCCGTGGAATCCACGCCCTTGAGCTCCAAGGTATTGGATGCAGCGTTGACATTGACGGCAATGAACCACCGGCCGTTGACCTCCGACATGCCAACGACGCCAGAAATGTAAACCGGCGTACCGTTAACGGGGTCCGTGCCGGTGTACGAAACGACGGCCGGGTTGGCCTTCGTGATGCCGGTGATTGGCAAACCAGCGGCCTTTGTGGAGCCGACCGATAGGCGCGTGCCCTTGAACTTGATATTTTTGCCAGTGCTCATGACGGGCTCCTTTCTTTCAAATAAAAAGCCGCCTCAGTGGGCAGCCGGGTTGATAAACTCTTTTCAGCGCTACAGATTCGATAGCGAAATGATCCAGTCGATGCTGTGGCGAAACGCGCGGGCATCTTCGTCAAAAGGCAGCGGGCGCTCGGCGTCGCGCAGGCCTTCAAAAACCGTGACGGCTTCAAGCGCGGCCAAGGCTTGGGTGCGCAGCGTGCGCAGCTGGCCGTATTCAGCGGCATACAGATCGATCTGCACGCGCAGATCGTCGCCGGCTTCGGTGTTGCCACAGTGATCGGAGGTGGGCGTGGCGCTGATGACTTGCCAGCGAATGGCTGGCAAGGCTTGGCCTTGGCTGAGGCGATCGGGCTCGCAGCGGCTGCCAGCCAGCGCGGTGCTTTGGAGCGCGGCTTGCAGGGCTTGAAGGGCTTGGTCGTGCGTCATGGCGGTTTACTTGCGGCCTTTGGCGGCGCGTTTGGCAGCGGCGGCGATGCGTTTTTTCAGGGTGTCTTGCATGGTTTGCAAGGCTTCGGTTTTGGTTTGATCGAAGGCGGGCCGCATAAAAGGCTGGGCGGCGTGGTGAGCGGTACCGAACTCTTGAAACAGGCCATAGAAGGGATCGCCCTTGCGTTTGGCTTTCCAGCGCACCTCGTAATCAGCGCGGCCAGTTTTGAACTGCTTGAGGCGCTTGGTGGCGATGCCAGCGGCCAAATTGCCAGGCTGCACCACGGGCCCGCCGCGACCGACGCGATGCGGCCGATCGCTTCGGGGCGCGAGCTCACGAGCACGGGCGCGCACGACGGCAGCGCTTTTGAGCGTGGCCGCAAAGATGACGCGCTTGGAGACTTCATCACCCAGCTCGCGCAAGGCTGCGCCGAGCTCACGCAAGCCCTCGATTTTGACTTTGGTGGGCATGGCTTAGCTTTGCGCCACGCCAGCCGTGGCCATGATTTCTAGCCAGGCGCGATCTGAGGCGGGGTTGATGGCGGCTTTGATGCCGTGGACTACACCGTCAACGCGGATGCGCCAGGTGTGGGCGATGGCCAGATCGGGCTGGAAGCGGATGACGAATTTGACTTCGACATCTGCGCGCAGCTGATCGGCGGCCATGTATTCGCGGCCACGGATGGGCAGCACGGCAGCAGGCAAGCGCCGCTGCAGCGCCCAGCTGCGCACTTCGGCGCCGAAGGCATCACGGGTGATGCTGGGGGCGTCTAGCTCGATCCAGCGGTTGAGCATGCCGGGATGGTAGGCCATGATTAATACACCCGGCTTGCGCAAATGCGCGCGAATTGCGTGGTGTTGGCCGCAGCTGTGCCGCCAACCGTGGAGCCGATATGCCAAGCCAAAGCAAGCGTGTTTGTGGGCAAATTTGCGGTGAGCTGGCCTTGCGCTTTTCTTTCAATGTCAAGGCGGCGAACCATGTATCGCACATTGTTCACATTTGGCATGGCCAAAAAGGCAAACTCAAAATCAGCGGTGGCTGAGTTGGCTGGAAAATCTGCGCCAAGATCTATGGCGGTGGCGGCGGCGCCGTCTCTTGAGTAGACGCGATGCGTGGTTTCTCCACCGACTGTGCCAAAACCAAATGAATTGTTGGTGGCACGCGCGGCGGCTACGATAGACGCGGTCGTGTTTGCCATGATGGCATGGAATCCACCGGTGGCACTCAGCGCAGTGTTGCGAAACCGAGCGGAATAAAACAAACCATGCTGGCCGGCAACCGAACCACGATAATGGCTAAACGGGATTGAGCGCAACATTGCGCCACCGTTTGCCGTGCTGCTAGTGATTTGAATGCGCCGCGCTATTGCTAACGGGCTGCCCGTTGCAGCTGCCTCCAAAGTGCTAAAAGTTCCCGATACAGTGGCGCCGATGCCGCCAGCCGCAGCCGATGTTGTTTGGCCGGGCACCAAAAACATCCCTTTATCACTGAATGCAAAAAATTGTCTTGAGCAGGAAACAACAGACCAACGAGAAAGCGTGCTGCTGTAAACAAGAAAAATGGAGTCGCCAGGCGCTAAAAAGCATTGGTCATCTTTGCCGGCAATACGATTTGCAGCGGTGCTGTCAACGTCTTGAAGAGAAACCCAAATCAAGCCGCTGGCGCTGGCGTTTTCAATGATCAGCACATCGCCCGAAGCACCGCCCGCAATGCCGCCAATGAAGCTGTTTTCCGCTGGATCGGCCAAAACAGTGGTGAAGTTGGTGCGGCCGGAAATCGTCCAGTTTTGCTGATTGGCGGCGGGGGTGACGGATATGACAGTGTTGGTGAAGCCGCCTCCGCCCGATGCCATTGCATTCCATGCCGTGCCGGACCAGCGCACCATGGCGCTGAGCGTGGTGCTCCAGACGATGACGCCGCGAGCGGATGTGCCGCCGGGATCGGGCGTGGTGGCGCCTTCAGCGATGGCGAGGTTGGGCGGGATCTGAAACCCGCCTTGCTGCTTGCTCATGGCTTGAAGTTAGGCGAGCACGGTTGCGCGCATGGTGTTGCTGGCGGGTGCGCTGGCGAAGCGGATGACGACGCTGTTGATGGTGTCGGCTTCGACATCGGTGATGACTTCATCGTATGGGCTGCCGGTGCGGCGGATTTGCACGATGACGTCGCGCGTGCCAAGGTTGTGAGTCAGGGTGTACTGGGTGGCGCTGCCGTCACCGAAGGTGGCGCTGTAGCGCTTGGCGCGGTTGGCATAGTTGGCGAGCTTGAGGGGCGTGACGATGCGGGCGTCGTCGGTGCCAGTGTCGGTTTCGGATTGGGTGGCCAGCTCGGCGATGCCGGCGGTGGTCTCAGTTGCTGCGGCGGCGCTGGTGCCAAAGGTGGCCCAGACGACGTTGCCGGATTCGAGCGTGAAGTTGACGGTGGTTTGGCGGAAGGTGGCAGCGGCGCTGGTGCCCTCCTCCACAGTGATCACGGCTTGCTCCAGCTCAGCGGCTGTGCTGGCATCGAGCGAGCGGCTCATGGCGACGGCTGCGCCATTCCAGATGTAGATGCCGTTTTCAGGCTGGCTGGATTGGCTGCGCACGAGCACGCGATCATTGGCGGCCATGGTGATGCCGTCGATCGTGGCGCCAGGGCTGCTTAAGTTGAGGTTGGACTGCGTGGCGACGCGGGCAGAATCCTTCCAAGCCAAGCCTTCTACGGCGCTGTCAACATAGGCTTTGGTGGCTGGATGCTGGGCGGCGGATGGATCGGGCAAATTGAGGATGCGGGCTACGCTTTCAAAGTCGAGATCAGTGCCGATTTTCTTGCTCATGGTGAGTCCTTAAACGGCGCGGATGCGCCCGGTTTGGGGGGAGGCGAAATTGATTTGGGCTTGGTTGACGGAGACATGCACGACAGCAGCCTCCATCTCCATGCCGCCAGGCGTGAGCACTTGAATGGCGGGCTCGCGGCCTAGGTTGTGGTTGACGATCCAGGTGGAGGCGGCGCTTGCGAAGGTGGCGGTGTAGTCTGTGATTGTTCCGGCTGGGCCTTGCGGGCCGGGCACGCCTTGCATGACGATGCCGGCGCCGACTGGGCCGCATTCGTCTGCGCAGGGTGCACACGTGTGCGCTGCGCCGCCTGTAGCGGGCACGAGGGCGGTGGCTTGGCCGCTTTGCTGGTCGACTTGCACGCCCGCAGGGCTGGCCGCCAAGGCTTCAGCTGCGCCGCTGGCTTGGCCGGTTTGCAGATCGATGACGAGTAAGCCTTGCAACATGATCAGATGCTCATGATTTGGTAGGGCTGCAGGAGGTTTTGCCAGGCTTGGTTGTCTTCAAAGCGCTGGCTGCTGAGCACGGCGGCATCGCGGTTGTTGTACAAGAAGCTGGTGTAGAGCTTGATGGCGTGAACGATGGGAGCTGGGACGGTGGCGAAGCCGACGGTGAAGGTGATGCGGGGCAGTGGCTCAGCCAAGGTATCGGTGGGCCAGCCTTCTTCGCGGGGGCAGATGACTTGGCCGCGATAGTCGTGGCCGCTGAAATAGTCGGCAGCGGGCACGATTTGGCGCACGGCGCTGGCATCAAGGTAGTCAATGGCGGTGACGAGCAAGGGGCCGAGGCCGCTGATGACGAAGGGGACGCTGAATTCGGCAAAGGTGGCGCGGTAGACGGCAGAGCGGATGGGGCGACGCAGCCAGTTTTCAGCGGCGATGCGGGCGGTTTCGATGTATTCGCCGATATCGGTGTCGTCGTCGGTGAACGTGACGCGCAGATGTGACTTGGCCCGCGCCAGGCTGAGCGGTTCACCAGCGGCTGGCGTGAGGGTTTCAAGGTTTAAGAACATTTGGCATGCTCGCTTTTTTGTAGCAGTTTGCGCAGTGTTTTTGAGGGCTGGATGGGGAAACGGCTACAAAAAAGCCCGCTGGGGCGGGCTGGTGGGGGAGGTTTTGAAGGCTTAGGCTTGAGCTTTTTG